CGGCACGTATCGAGTGGTTTGCCCCAGGGAACACCTTAATCAGACGAGAGGAATTCCAGCCGACAGCCTACGAGGGCAATCCGTTTAACCTAAAAATGGGATGCCATAATGACTTTTTAAAAGAGGGAGAAAAGCTGCGGATTTTCTGGTATGGAAGTTATATGGAGCGAAACATACCAGAGATTAAGGATATGGAATGCGAAAAAATCCAGATCTGGATCGGGCAGTGGGGAGACCGAAATCTATCAAACCAGTACGTCACACACAACTATTTAAAAAGCATCCGATTCCGGAAAGACAATGTCGATAAGTATAAGGATGTGCCGAACCGGTATCGTGCCGGAGATGTGGTGTCTATAGATGGAGAGAGTACAAAGGTCTATGTAAACGGGATGCCGGCAAAAGGAGATGAGATTAATGGATCCAATTATCCAAAAGTTCCACCGGGGACAACGGAAGTCCAGTTCTGCTATTCTTCCTTTTCATCTCCACCGCCGCATATTAAAGCGAAAATACGGGAGGTATATTTGTAATGGATAACATCAGAATTGCGATTTTAAGCGCAAATAACACGCCAGTAGCGTTTATGGATAATGCACATAAAAAGTCCATGCACTACTGGAATGATGATCTACACGAATACTTACAGGGTACGGCGAATACTTACACTTTTACGGTAAATGCAAAGCATCCAGACGCACAGCATATCAAAGCTGGGAATAAGGTGGCATTTACTTACAAGGGGAAATCATACTACTTAAACATTGTAAATACAGACCGAACAGAGCAGACGATTACTGCCACGGCATGGTCACTGTCGTTTGAGCTTATTAACGAGGATGCTGGAGAATACAAAGCTGGAAAAGCCATGAGTTTTGAAGAGTACCTCGCCGTCTTTGATGCTGAGAGAACGCTTAAATTGGGACTCAATGAGGTGTCGGACAAACGGATCACCAACGAATGGACAGGTACAACGTCCGTATTAAAGAGATTATTCTCCCTGGCTAATGTCTTTTCTGCGGAGATCGAATTTGAGACAGTACTGAACAGAGACTACTCTTTAAAAGAGATTGTCCTAAATGTATATCGGAAACACTCCGATACAGACAGCGGAGTCGGAGAACACCGGAATGACATTGTACTGCGGTACGGGAAAGGAATTACCGGAATTCGAAAAACCACAGATGCCGAGAAGCTTTACACCTGCATCCAGCCGACCGGAAAGGACGGTCTGACAATCAATGGTCTTGACAAGAAAGAATACGATGAAAACGGCAATATCGAGTACTTTACAGACGGTGCGATCATCCGCGCACCACAGGCAAGGGACCGGTTCCCATCCAACATCGTAAATAAGGCTGATGCTTATATCCTGATGCGTAAAGAGTACGATACAGACAGCAAGGACAAGCTCTATAGCATGGCTCTGTCTGATCTTAAAACAGCATCTGAACCGGTGGTGACTTACGAGGTGGACGGATATTTTGACACCAACATCGGGGATACGGTAAGGATGCAGGATCAGGAGTGGACACCAGTCCTCTATCTACAAGCGAGGGTATCGGAGCAGGTTCGCAGTTTCACGAATCCGCAAGCAAACAAGACAGTCTTTACCAATTTTAAAGAGCTACAGTCGGAAATCTCTGAAGATTTGCTGCAGAAAGTAGAGGATCTGATTAACAAAACAAAGATTTACACCAGCAGTATCTCTACGGATAACGGAATTGTATTTAAAAATAATGAAGGCTTTACCAACTTGACTGCCAATGTAATAGATAATGGGGTAGATCGGACAGACAATTTCACAATTCGATGGTTTAAGGATGGAAATCATATTTATGCCGGTCGGACCATAAAAGTTCGAGCTTTGGATGTGGAGAGCAAGGCGGTCTACAAATTTGAAGCAAGGGATACGGAGGGAATCCTTCGAGGATTCGAAGAGGTTACGGTTATGGATGTATCCGATGGAACAGACGGAGAGGATGCAGCAATCAAGTCGGATACCCCGCCGGACGATAAGACCAAGCTCTGGTACGATACAGTCAATAACGTGTTTAAGTACTGGGATGGCGAAAAATGGGTGGAAGCATACACGGAAGACATCGAGGATGCGAAAGATGCTGCGGGAAATGCTCAGGAATCCGCAAATACAGCAATCTCTAGCGTAACGAATATCAACACTAGCTTCGAAAAATACAAAAATGAAGTCCGAGCCGAATTTAAAAATACAGTAGAGTATGTGAATGGTAAGACCGAGGTGGTTGATACATGGGTGCGGCAGGGGTCGGATGGCGTAACACCGTTTCTGGAACTTGGCGGAACAGGAAACGACCTAAAAGCAAGATTAACAAACTCCAGATTGGGATTTTACGAGGGCGATAAGGGATTGGCATATTTTGGGAACGAGAAAGCGTATATGCCGGTTGCAGAAATTGACAATCTAAGTGCAAAGAGAGTTGGTGTAGGCAACTATGCTATGCTGGACAATGGGGATGGACACCTATCTATAATCTATATCGAGTAAGGAGAGAAAAATGGCAGGGACAGGAAGAATCTATGTCACGGCAGTACGTGGAGTAGGAGATGTTAATCTCACGCATAAATATGATGTAGATATCAGATTTGATATCGCATTTGACTTTGGTGGATACAATTACGGCGGCGCACCGTACAGCATGAGTTGTGATGGACAGAACACCTCCGGTAGTGCAACATTTGCAGTCGGCAGTGGCGGCGGACAATGGATCTGGACGAATATCGGCGGAACGAAGACGTTCCGGATTACGATGCCAACGAGCGGACAATCAAAGAAGATCGGCTTTTCCGCGACGGTCAATACAGGAGTTAATCCAGCCACGATCTCAGCGAGTGGGGAATACACCTTGTCGGCTATTACGTGGGAGCATACAGTATCTTATAATGCAAATGGCGGGACCGGTGCTCCAGACACCCAGAAAAAGATATACGGATCCGTATTAACACTATCTTCTGTGCGTCCCACAAGAGGTGGCTATGTATTTATGGGCTGGGCAACATCGTCCGCTGGAGACGTAGCATACATGCCGGGATCAACGTACGGTGCCGATGCGGATGTGACTCTTTATGCAGTTTGGCAGATCGCGTACATTAAGCCGACAATTACCAGGTTGACTGCATTGCGATGCGACTCTAAGGGATCACCAAAAAGTGATGGCACGCACATTAAAGTCACTGGGAGTTGGCAAGTAGACCGGACCTTAAATAGCTCTAACAAGGCAACCAGTGTCAGGATAGATTACCAGGAGACTGCTTCTGGAAGTCCGGTGAAAGCAAGCGAAACATACCCAAACACGACAAGCGGAAAGATTTCCCAAATAATCGGGAATGGGAAAATATCCACGGGGAGTGTGTACTTTGTTATCGTCACAATCACAGACTTGGGTGGCAATCGACAGGAAACCGTGATTGTACCAGCGCAAACCAGATCGATAGACATCGCCAGAAAAGGGCGCAGCGTTGCGATTGGTGGAGTCGCGAGTGACGAGAAAGACGGATTTGATGTCTATATGGAAACAAGATTTAAGGACAAGGTACTGGTGGAAAAGGACGGAGTTACGCTCGATCTGGGATCGTACAAAACATTTGACTCCGGGGAAATCAAAGGTCCTTATTCCCACATAAACTCTGGGAATCATATCCACGTTTGGCTTACTAAGGTTGGTCGAGTGGTTTATTGTAAAATCGAGATGCTTGCGCAATTTCCGAATACAGGTAGTTACAACGAATTTGATGAAGTGATCATACCGGATGAGTTCGTACCATTAGCGCACCATTTTTGTAGTTTTGCCGAGGTTGTAGCAGGCACGGTCGTTGGGACTGGAAGATACCGAATTGGAGATAAAATCTCTATGGATGTTGGGAATGCAACTTACGCAGAGCGGACAATCTGCACATCTTGGATATCCGCAATTTAAGGAGGTTATGATGGAAAATAGAATAATAACAGCAGTTTTCAAGGGTTCCAAGAACACTAAAGTAAGTGATGTCTGGCAGTGGGACTACGGCCAGACATTGAGAATTCAAGGACTTGATTTGCCAACGGCAGTGGAGGTGGATTTTGCGGTTGCAGGAGCGAGTGAATCCATTGCGAGAATTGGAACAACAAAGGACGGCGTGACGGATGTTGTCATCCCGGACTCACTAATCGAGACTGGAAAAAACCTTGTAGCCTATATCTATCTCAGAGATTCAGCATCCGGCAACACGGAGTACCAGATTGACATGCTCGTAACCAAGCGGGCAAAGCCGGAAGCCTACGATAGGCCGGAAGATAAAAAATTGTTTGGCCAAGCTATCGAAGCGGTTAATACCGCCGCAGACCGGGCAGAGAAAGCCGGACAAACTGCCACAGAAGCGGCAGGACAGGCGGCGGAAGATGCACAGCAGACCGCAGAAGACCGGAAAGAAGTCGAGAAGATGGTAGAAACCGTCTCGGACATTTCGGAGCAGGTCAAAAAGGTTGAGGAATTAAGTAATAAAGTCCAAGAAGCAGCAACCAAAACCGGACAGGACGCACAGCAGACCGCAGAAGATCGTGCGGAAGTCGGTAAGATGCTGGAAACCGTCAGGGACGTATCCGAACAGGTAAAAAGCGTGGAAGAATCCGTCAGAAAAGCGAAGGAATCCGAACAGGCTGCGGCAGGACACAGAACCGCTGTGGAAGAAATGAAGAACAGTGTCGAGCAGACGGCAAGCACATTTCCGCAGACAGTACAGGAAGGCGTGCAGGCGATCGAAAATGCCGGAACAGCAGAAGTACAGGAAATCACCCAAGCTGGAACAGCCCAGAAAACAGCCGTAGAAGCCGCAGGGACACAAGCGGTTGAGAACGTGAAGAATGTTAAGCAGACAGCCACAGAAGCCGTGGAAACAGCGAAAACCGAAGCCGTACAGGCAGTACAGGCAGAGGGAGTGAAGCAGATCAAAGAAGTACAGGATAAAGGCGCAGAGGTATTGCAGTCTATTCCGGAAGACTTTGCAACGCAGATGGAAACTAAGCTGAATAAACAGCAGGGAATCGAGAACAAGGGTAAAGTCCTTGTGATCGGAGAAGATGGTAATGTAGTGCCTGGAGAAGTCGCTAGTGGTGGCGGAGATGGTATTGCAATTATAAACACCATGAGTGGAGAAAGCCCACTTGTGATACCGGATAGTGCTGAGAGAGTAAATAAGAGGTTGGAGCTTGGTGGGAAGACGGATCAGGTGCAGACTACTGGAGCGAATCTATTTGACGAAAAGTTACTTTTAGATTTTGATAGCGAAAATTATGATAAAACACAATCAGGAAGCAGATTTTATTATTATAAATTTCCGGTAAACGGTACGGTTACAGCATCTACTAAAAATGCAAATAAAAATGGCGAATATCTGACAGTAGGGATAAAACCGGACGGTAGCGATAAAACATGGCTATCGCACGGATCTGCGGCTATTTCCAAATATAAGACATTGACGCCAGAAGATGGAAACATTTACTTAGGAGTCAATAACAGTCTCGAAAGAGTGAAGAGTATGATACAAAACACTGGCGGAATCATCATTAACGAAGGTTCTGCTGCTAAGCCTTACGAACCCTACACAGGCGGTAAACCATCCCCAAGCCCAGAATATCCGCAGGAAATCAAAAACTCTGGGAAGTGGAATGAGGGAACGCAGAAATATGAAGTGGGTGTGAAAGTTACTGGGAAGAATCTGTTTGATATCGAAAAAGCGGAAGTAAGTGGTGGGAACCTTTGTACTGCAAAACGTGAGAATAATATCGTAAAAATTACAGCAATTGAAACAGTTACTTCGAAACGTGCATATGCGATAGTATCAGGTGGTGGCATATACTTAAAATCCGGAAAAACTTATTTTCTAAATGGGAGAAAAGTCGGGACATCTAATATGACGCCTATGTTCGCTTTTTTTAAGGAAAAAAATAATGGAGAGTTACTAAAAATGGGTAACTTTTATACCCCAAACGAAGATATATGCATTGATATTGGAATATATTTAGTTGGAGATGCAATTAGAACAGGTAATACGCTTGAGATAACTGACATAATTGTGTGCGAAGGGAAAGACGCTGCACAATATCAGCCATACACCGAGCAAACCATAACTATCACATCCGACCGCCCGATAACCAAGTGGGATAAGCTCGTGGAACAGGGCGGACAGATTGGGTGGTTGTATAATTCCGTGAATGAAACGATTGACGGAAAAACAGGAAAGTGGTCAATTCAACCTGCGTCTAAAATATTTTATAGGACAGACATTACTTTCCCAATAGCCGTACCGTTCTGCTCTGAATTGTTAGGATATGACTATTCCAGTGTAGGATACAAAAAAGATACAGGTATTACTATAAATAATTTAGGGATCCTATGTATAACTCTCCCAGAAGAGGTGGAACTTACACCGGATGCATATAAACAGTATTTGGCAGATAATCCATTGCACGTTCTGTATAAGGGCGATTCCGAAGAATTCGTCCCACTCCCAGAAGAAGAGCAGAACGCAATCCGAGCATTAAAAACCTACTACCCAACCACAGTCATCACAGTTGACGGAGGGGAGCTTGACCCTGATATTAAAGTAACATATACGGCGGATACAAAGAACTATATTGATGGAAAAGTGTCTGCAAAAGTGGCAAGTATATTAAGACAATACCAGGCTGACACAGCAAATCTGCTATCTTTAATGCCTATGGAAACACAGGCAACAATGATAGAAAATGACACGAATAACATTTTAAACAACTTAGAAAGTGAGGAAGCACATGAATAACACAGTAATCGTAAAATTAATGACAAATTTGATTGAAAAGAAGTTTTACAACACAAAGGATGAAGCGGTTGCAAAACTGGATGTCTATTTCGCTATGAACCGAATCAGCGAAGAGGAATACGCAACTCTGACGCTTCTGGCGGAGACAACTTACGCAGAAGTACAGACTGTTTAGACATTTTTATAGGTGGCGAATATGGAGATCAGAGCAAGACCCTCACGGTCTTATTTTTATACTTTAAAAACCGGAGGGAAAACATGACAGAAAATGAAGTAGAAGTGAAACTTGCAGAGCACGGAAAAGAAATCGGCTCATTAAAGCATCGAATGAAAGAAGCAGAGGACGTTGTGAGCGTGGTACATCAACTGGCACAAGAAATGGTAGGGCTAACCAAAGAGGTCGGCTTCATGAACCAGACGTTGGTACAACTCACCGCAAAGGTGACGCATCTTGAGCAGACACCAGCTAAGAGATGGGATGGGGTTGTTACCGCTCTCATTGGAGCTATTATCGGTGCAGTAGCAGCAATGCTTTTTTAAAGGAGGTAGAACCATGAAAAAAATCAATTGGATTGTAAGAATCAAAAACAAGGCATTCTGGGTGGCGCTGATCCCGGCAATCTTACTGTTGATACAGGCAATTGCGGCAGTGTTTGGTCTTACCATCGACCTTGGAGACCTTGGAGATAAGTTATTGACTGTAATCAATGCACTCTTTGCAGTGCTGGCAATCCTTGGTGTAGTGGTAGACCCAACGACACCGGGCACAGGAGATTCAGAGAGGGCGCTTACATATAAGTAGATTCGGGGGAGCTTGGAAACAGGCTCTCTTTTATTGTGCGACATCGCACGGTAGGAGGTGAGAACATGAGCGAACAGAACGAATTTGGCAGAGTATCCGTAGAGGAACTGGAAAAAGCATTTGAAACAGAAGAGCAGGAGGAAGAGAAAGAATGAAAATTGGCTTAAGGGGAGGACACTCCCCGAATTGTAAAGGTGCAATCGGTCTGATCGATGAGCAGGCAGAAGTGCGGAAAATCTACAATGAGCTTGCACCAATGTTGCAGGCTGTCGGTCATACTGTGGTTGATTGTAATTCCAACGCATCCAATGTGTCTGGTGAGCTGTCTGACGGCACAAATAAGGCGAATAGTGCGGGGTGCGATATCTATGTCACCTTGCACATGAATGCGGCAGGAGCGGCGTCAGCGGGCGGCACAGAGGTGTGGTTATACGATGCATCTAACCAGACAATGAACACGATCGCAAGCAATATCTGCCAGAATTTCGCAAATAAAGGATTTGCTAACCGTGGTGTAAAGTACAGTTCGGGATACCATGATCTGAATGTATCTAATATGCCTGGCATGATCGTGGAGACATTATTCTGCACTGGCACAGGTGATGTGGCCAGATATCGAAATTTAGGTACAAAAGGAATTGCGGAGCTGATTGCAAAGGCGATTGACAGTAGAGCGTCTGCATGCAGCGAACAAAAAAATAACCAGAATACAGGAATCGAACAGGAAGGAGAAGAAGAGATGAAATGTTTATTTACAGTAGAGGGAAAAGGTGCAGTGTATTATTTTGACGGTCAAAAAGTAATAACATTGGGTCATCCAGACGAATTAAAAATCATCCAGAAGATTTACAAGGACAACAATGGTAAGGACATTCCGTGTTACAAGTGGAGTCCTAAAGCGCCATGGTATGCAAGGCTCATGTCGGTAATTTACAGTAAAGAGACCACATCTATTTAATAAAAACCCCCTCGGAGATCAGTTCTCTGAGTGTGGTATCTTTGCAATTATTAAATAAATTTTTTGGGTGTATTTACATATCCGGATAAATGTGATATTATAAAGCCGTCCAATACAGGTGATGCTCTGTATTGCGGAAACTGAGCAAATCACAGTTTCGCCGATTGAAATATTAGTAGTAGCTTTAATACGAGATATTAAAGTTGTCGCACCCAATGGATGCTTTGGTGTGCGGTTCTGCCAGCAATTCCGGCGGACGCGGATTGAAATATTAACAGTATATTTAAAGCTAAAAGATAGGGATAAGCTTATTGCTTATCCTTTTATCTTGCATTTTTTCCAGAGCTATAGCAGTCATAAAATCTATCAACAAGCTTTGCAAGCTCATCCGGTGTCAATTTGCCAAACAGTGCTTCTGGGATCCATTTGTAATTTTCGTAAAATGTACTTTCAAAGCTTCCAATCTTGCTGAGTTTTTTGATTTTCTGGTATTTGTCCATCCTTAAAAGGTCATGTAAGTCCATTTCTCCATCTTTTAAAGACTGTTTAGTTTCGCTGGTAAAAACGTTTAAGTCTAATGCCAACATATCCTCAACGCTGCATCCGAGTGCGCCAGATAAAGCCTGCGCATTTTTTGCAGTCATGTTACTTACGTCAATTTCGCCTTTTTCAATTTTCTGTATCTGACGGATGTTGATTCCAGTTTTCTCCGCCAATTCTCTTTGAGTAAGTCCCATAAATTTTCTGAGTTCTTTAAGTTCTGCCATAGTTCTTCTCCTTCTCCCCGTATAGCCGATAGGACAGCATTTTATTTATTTTCCGTAAACTTCGCTTAAGATTCTGTTACACATTGTGTTATAGCCATGTCTAACGTTAAAAAAGAGTTTCTGATAGTATTTCTGGTAAGATGTTTCGTTGATTTTTAATAACTCGATTACAAGTCCTGCATCAGATTCAGAAATAATTCTGTTATATCCAGTTTTGCAAGACTCCCACATGCTTACATTTTCCGGAAATCCTGCTTTGCAGTCTGCGATCAGAGCATCAAACTGCTTGTTCATTTTCTCGATCAGATCATTTGCGAAGCTGATCTGCTTCTCTGTTCCTGTCATTTTTGTATCACCTCTTTTTGCTTCATTCCATGCTTTCTTCAAAGCTTCGGAGATTCCGAAAGATGCTTTCTTTACCAGTTCCCATGCTCTTTTCATAATTTTGGATAAGTTGTATTTTTTCATTTTCGTTATCTCCTTTGCTTTATCTTATGGTTATATTTTACGCCAATATTGGCGTAAAGTCAAGAGCAAATTGAAAAGTTTTTAAAATATTTTTATGATATAATGGAATAAATGGAGGGGATAGATATGGAATATCAAATATACGAATCTTACGATACATTTTTGCTTTACCAAGAGTTTTTGGAGATACCAGGTAATACATTCAAGTTCCGGCTGCCAGAAGGGATGATCCTGACAACCGAAATGATGCACACCTTTTTACGGGCGGCATATATGAGTGTCGGACGGATGGATCTGCCGTCCTGAATATTGTATCATCGTATTGACATAAGTCTAAAAATATTATAAAATTTAAAATGTCTAAAAAATGACTAAGAGAAAGAACAAGAAATCCCTTGTTTACAGGCGTTGGTGGCATTTCGAATCTTTGACTTTTAATCAAGTTGTCCGGGGTTCGAATCCCCGCACGCTCATTGCTTTAAAGTGGCGGAAATCCAGTATTTACAAGGGTTTCCGCTCTTTTTATGTCTTAATTCTATAATCGATTTCAAACGATTTTAAACGATTCTAAATGTCTCATTTCTGTCTAATGTCTCATTTTTGTCCCATGTTTGTCCTAAAAATTCATGGCATCATTGACTGCCCCATCAGCATCCTCTTTTTCCATTATGATGTGATTGTAAACCTCTATTACCATCTTTTCAGAATCCCCCAGTAGCTGCGCAATCCTCTTGATCGAGATCTTCGGAATCTGGTAACACAGGTTGGTGCAGTAGTTGTGCCGGAATACGTGTGATGTAAGACCGGTGATCTGTTCTTCCGATTGCTCTTGCAACGCCTTGCGGATTCTCACCCACATTTTATCGTAGCTGCTCTTAGACATCGGCTCTCCGCCTTGCATGGTAAAAATATAAGTTTTTCCACGCGCTCTTGCGGATTCTACAAAGTTTTTCACAATGTGCAATATCTTTGTTGGTATCGGGAGAGTACGGTCTCCATTATCGCTCTTAGTACCTTTTAGAGTAGGCTGTCCGTTACCGGTTGCAAATTCAAAAGCCTTGTTGACTGTAATGGTGTTGTTTTTAAAGTTAAAGTCAAACACCGTAAGAGCCAGTGTCTCTTCTCTGCGCATTCCGCAGCCATAGATCAGATATGTGTAGACCTGATCCCTGTCGTATTTGTACTCTGCGGCAAAGACAGCTTTCTTCTCAGATTCCGTCAGAGGGCGTTTATCCGGCGCCTTATATTTAGGTTTTTGGATGCTTGCAAAGATTTCCTCGTATAGTACCGGCGGATAGATTTTGTCCGCCATAGCACTTCCCAAAACCTGTTTAAATGCCATGTAGATCTGCTCTTGTGTCCTTGGCTTTCCGTTTGCATTGTTTAGTAGGAGGTGCATGATGATTCTGCCAATATGGGATACTTGGACTCCATCAAGTAGGATAAAGTGCTTGTCTATTATATTGCTGTACATTGCCTTTGTATTACCCTCTTTGGAGTGCTTGTATACTTCCTTCCATTTCTTTGCGTATTCCCGGAATGTAATGTCCGTCTTCCGGATGTTCTGCCGGTTCTCGACCTTTGCTTTAAATTCCTGTACAATCCGCTCCAGCTCTTTACTGGACTTTGTTGTCTGTAGATTTTGGCGGTGTTTCGTTCCATCTGTATTATAAGTTCCATCCCATGCTTTTGTGCGGAAATATCCGTCTTTTCCGCGCTTGTATTTAGTTCCCATTTTTATCATCTCCTTAAATTTTAGTATAAAAATAACAGCCAGCGCAAAACAAATGTTCCGCTTGCAAGCTGCTACCGAAGATGATACAATATTCATGGATTTTAATCGCATATCTTCGGATATGTAGACCGCCTCAGTGTTGGTAGCACTGGGGCGGTTTTTCTTTACCATTCCGTTGATATCAACGTGGTGGTTAATAACGTAAAAGACCCCGTATTGCTACGAGGTCTACGCATAATAACTTAGAACTTATAATAATGCCCTATAGGCGTGATTCAAGGTTTCCATTGCTAAGTTATTATATAGTGAGCATACTACTCGTGTCAATAAAAAAATCATTTATTTATAAGCCAAGTATTTGCTTTTTCTTAATCGCAAACTCATCTTCTGTAATTATTCCCTGATCAAGAAGTGACTTGAATTTCAAAATTTCATCTGCTTCAGAATTGTTACTATTAACTGTATTTGCCTGATGTTTATTTAAAATTTTCCATTCTACATATTCTTTCAGCTCCGACATTAAAGCCAACTCTTTTTTTGTAAATAAAATCGAATTTTCATCACGTACTGCGCCGGAAACGCCACGTTTAGTCTCTAAACTTCCAGATAATATAAATTGCAAATATCCGGTTGTAAATCCTGGCTCTTTGAATTGGATTGCGGTAATGTTGCTGAAAGGAAAAGTTTTTGTACCAGAAAAACCTCTATTTACTGCATTCATAAAACCACGTTGCGTAACTTTTACGGCGATATCGTCTACTTCAACAGTATACTTTCCGTTTGACTTCAATCGGAGCTTTACTGTTTTTCCACCATTCAATATTTCTTTTCCTTTTTCCTCTTTTTTAAATAGATCCATTTTATCCTCCTTTTCGTACATTAACACCACTTTACTCTATATAAACGCCGTAGCGATTATATCATTCCAATTACTTACTTAACAGAACATCATGTAAGCCCAATAAAACAACAGAACAATTGTTCGGAAAAGTATTGAATCAAATTACATAATGTAGTAATATTAAATCAAGGAATTTCGAACGTGCGTTCTAATATGAACACTAGGAGGGTACATGCCATGGACACAAAAGAAATCAAAAAAATCTTACACGAACTAATTGAGAGAATGGATGATAAGCAGTTATCCAGACTCTATCAATTAGTTCGAGGGATTTTCGGGAAAGCAGTTTAGCTTTCCTTTTTAATTTCATTATATTGTTCCATGATCATATCCCATTGTTCATCAGGAACACTGTAAAGCAGTTCTAATAATACGGAAAGAGCTGCTTTTTTTGATGGAGAAGAGTTCTCCATTATATAACCAAATCGGTTATATGCTTTCTCATAAGGTGCAACCTGTATAAACGGTTCCCCTGTTCCGTTTCTCAACCATTCTTCGCTGACAGAGAATTCTCTACATATAGAAGAAATAATTCTTTCTGTCACAGCTATTCTTCCGATCTCTATATTTCCTATATTAGAACGAGATATATCTATTTTAGAAGCAAAATCGTCTTGAGTCATTTTCAACTCATTCTTTCTAAGATGTCGGATTCTTTCGCCAATATTCATTTTTATCACCCCTTTCGGTTAAAAATAGTATATCACAGAAATAAATGCTTGTAAAGCACAAAATAAAATAAAAAAATGATTGACAAACACAAAAAAGATGGTTATAATGTGCTTAACAAGCAAGCGAAAGCGAGGTGAGAGAGATGAATATACAAGAAGCGGTAAAGAAATCAATGGAAAAATCCAAATACATAACATTGCCAGAATTTAAAGGTGGAGCGAAAATCAAGCCAACGAATGGGTGCGGGAATTGTATTGTAATGAATGCTGATGGAAGCAATCCATCAAAATCTGGATGGCAACCATCAGCAGATGAATTGATGAGAGATGACTGGTTAATAGTTGATTAAAGCCATGATCGTATCTCTTTGATAAAAGAGTAGCCTTTTCTTAAAAGCGTATCTTCTTCAACAGAACAGATGGCATTTGGAAGTAAAGTGGTTTCGTAAGCAATATCATCAGCTTTATACACATGGACAAACCCATCTTCATCCAGTGCAAACAAAGCATCAGAAATAAAATCGTCATCAAGTTCTGGATAAAGAGACTTGAAAGATTCAAATGCAAATATACGCTTATGATCTTTTGCGTAAGACTTTACCATGTATTTCAAAAATTCGCTTTTGAGACTATTAAGCTTCATATCTATTCTCCTTTCCTGTTTACTTGGCATTGGCAGATGCCTGTAAGCAAATTATAGGAGATAAAGAAACAAATAACAATAAAGATTCAAAAAGAAAGAGGTGAGAACATGAGTGAAACATTAGAAAACATCACAAGAAATCAGGAAGAGAAAAGATTGGAGGATTTTAAAAGGATTGCAGAGAACTGGGACAAACTTCCAGAAAGAGCACAAGGAAAGATTGACGGAATTATTTCAATGGCTGCGTCAGCATTTTTAAAAGAAACAAAGAAAGCAGGATGATGAAAGGAGAACAAAATGAACAATTTAACAGTATTTGAACAAAATGGTCAGCTACTCACCGACAGTAGAGAAGTAGCAATGACACAAGAAGAACGTAACGAATACTTATTAAAACACGAAAATTTTATTCGCTGCTCTCGGTGCAAAAATTTAATACACAGTTCAAACAAATATTGTCAATATTGTGGATGTCCTAATGAAAAAGAACTCCAAGCTATTAAAAAAAGCAAGGAGCTCAGTTCCGATATTGTGCTTAATGGAAAGATTATTTCTCAAGCTGTTCGGAAAGCCATTTGTGATACAACTCAAGAAGACGGACGTTCATTTTAAAACTGAATCCAGCTATAAATCCGGCTATTTCGTTAAAAGCATTAGGGTCTCCAAGAGATGTTTCAAGCGTTGGATAATCCTCATCATTAACGCCGTTGATATAGTCGATATCTTCTTGTGTTAACGATTTTTTAAATTCGTCAAAAGATTTAAGTACCATAGTCGATCTCCTTTCCTAAATACTCGGCATTGGCAGATGCCTGTAAGTAAATTATAGGAGATATGGAAACAAATGACAATAAAGATTCAAAGAAAGAGGTAAGAAAGATGAATATACAAGAAGCAATAGTAGAATTTGCTAAACGAGAAAGAGAAGAAGCTGAAAAGGCAAAAGAAAATGAAAGGAATATAGCAAGTATAGATCCAGAATCGTATATAGCAAAAGAAATTAAATATCAAACAGCTTTACTTCATGCAATAAGCGAAGAAGTCTACCAAATTAAAAAAGCTATAGAGAAGAATGAGGGGCTTTGTTCCTCATTAAGAAAAAAGTTTGTCATCTTTAAATCTAAACGGTGAAGACATAAAGGCATCGTGCAAACGCTAGAATCTTGGGATGATTAACAACGAAAACAGGAGGTAACATAATGAACAACGCAGAAAGAGAATTGCAAAGACGCAATCAAGAGAAAGAGCGAATTGAAGAAGCTAACTATGAGATTCCATATATAAAAGATAATTATTGCGATTGCGCTATCGAAAATGAAATCATTGTTTGTGAAATCGCAGAAATTATCATCAAGAAAAAATTAACTTACAGAGAAGCGAATAGAGTACTCTATCACGCGGATAAAGCACTCTACGAAAGAATGATGAACAGTACGCTATGATCGATTTAGAATTAATCGGATGCATCATTGTTATCGCAACATCGATACTGCAAGTTGTAAACGTAGTGCGTCTTATGAAAATTGAAAATGAACTAAATGAAATGTACAAAAGGAGATCAAATGAAAGCATTAAAAGTAATTGAAAACGAACTTGTCCCAGTATACGAGGCAAGCACAGGAGAAAAAGTAGTATACGGATCAGAACTGCATGAGGTTCTGGGAGCACCAAGCGTTTATCGCGAATGGTCAAAACGCCGCTTAACGGATATTGATGCGGAGGAAGATGCAGATTTTACCACCGTAGAAATTCCTACGGTGTCCGGTGGTGCGCCAAAGAAAGACCATATCATCAAACTAGATATTGCAAAAGAAATGGCAATGCTTGAGCGGAACGAAAAAGGAAAGCAAGTGCGCAGATATTTCATTCGGGTAGAAAAGAAATACAAAGCGGCATCTCTTGCCACACAAGAACTCTCACCGCAGTTACAGGTCATGATTAACTTGGAAATTGAGCAGAAGCGTCAGGCAGAGAAGCTTGAGCACGTGGAAGAACGGATCGAAAGCATCCGTGAGGTTGTTGCAATCGATACAACGTCATGGAGAGAAGATACCGGAAGAATCTTGAGAAAAATCGGTATGGAGTGCGGAGACAGCAAGTCTTATCAAGATGTAAGAGGGGAATCCTATCAGTTGTTAGAAAAACGCATGGGAGTGAATGTGAAGCAGAGGCTCACAAACAAACGTAGAAGAATGGCAGATGAGGGTGTTTGCAAATCCAGAAGAGACAAATTGAATTATCTGGATGTGATCGCTGATGATAAGAAGCTGATTGAGGGATATACGGCTATCGTAAAAGAGTTGGCTATTAAATACGGAGTTGCATAGGAGAAAAGGAGGAAAAAGAGAATGTGTTGGAGTGGCAGTCCGGGAACACCGGGAATGGATTCCGTTCAAGAAGCGGAAAAGCGTATAGGAAAGATGTTCAATGCTCAATCGCAGAGAATGGATCAAATTGAGTTTGATGCGTTTAAAAAAGAGGTAGAAGAACTTAAAACAGAAGTAGATAGCCTAAAACATAAGATCCTCTATCTGCTTGTAACACTTGTTGTCTTTGTTATTTTTTCTTCATTTTCAGTTGTGAATATGTCAAGACAGTATTCAACTATTCATGATTACTACATGGATTCGCAGAAAAATGATCAGAAGATAAGTCGATCTCTGGAAGAACTGATTCCGAAGATAGAAGTACTTCAGTCAGAATTTAAATAAGGAGGAAAAAGACAATGTTTAGCAACGTAAAAATCGACAATGGATTATTTTTAGACGGCAAGAAACTTAACTGCGTGAAATCATACAAATTAGAACAGAAAGAGAGAGATGATATCGCAGAACTTACAGTAAATATGGATGTTCGGGTTTTTTGTAAGGACGATAAGCCGTCCGATATCAAAGTTGGAACTATTAAGGCGGACAAGCCATCTGGATTGAGGTTGGCGGACTTGGCAAATGTAATTGGAGAAGAAGTACTCGTGAAAGTTGTATATCACAAAGGCGCGGTGCCAGCAACAAATATATATGTTCCGGGAAGTATTTCTGGAGAAGATCCAAAATTTTTGGAAAAACACGTGAAAACAATAAGAACCAATATTAACGCGCTGGTTATAGAATTGGAGGACTAACATGAATTATCCAAAGGAAATCATGAGTAGAAAGGAACTCATCCAACAGGGATACCCGCCGGAGTTTTTAAGAAGAGTCTGGAATACACCGGGGCAGCAGGTAGCGTTTTTATTAAATCCAGCCAACAAGCACAGTGCCATAATGTACCGGACATCTGAACTGGAGAAATTTATCCAGAAAGAAATGAGAGCCGCGGAGCGGGCAATGAAGTTGCAGACAGGGGTGATCTGATGAAGAGGTTGACAGTTAAGCAGATCGAGAGATTTATTCAAACTCTGGAATCCACAGAGAGGATAGACGGTGATACCGAAACCCAGAAACAAGGCGCGATCTCATATCTTACAAACTACCGTGTCAGATTGGAAGAGCGTGGGAAGAAATCTGTGAAATTAAAGGAGGAAGAACATGGAAATTAAAGGAACTTACCAATGCCAGACCACTCAGCAACCCAACACTTTAAATAGCTGGGACATCCGGTCCGTCTCTGTAGAGCTGCCGGAAGAAGAGGACAAGCCTTACTGGATCAGAGTCGGTGCGATGGTGATCGGGTTTATCTTGGTGCTACTGGCGTGGTATCTGGCAGTCGGGTATTAAAAAAGAGTGCTGTCACAGGGCGGCAACCCTCGAGCACTCAGGAAAAAAATCAAGAATATATTAACAGATTTTAGGAGGATAAGCAATGGATAGAGAAAAAATACATAAACTTTTAGACTTAATTCTTGAGATTCAAGAGCGTGGAGAAGGTAGGAATGGGTATCCGTACGTAAACATTGAATTTTCGAACTACGGTAGCAGAATATTTTTAACCGCACGAGAAAACGGATTTGTTACTGATGGAGATTACGATTTGTTTGACGGTATTGCAACAGATAAGCAACTAGATGATGCAATTATTTTAGTTGGGGTATTGCTGGAAATGGCAGTGGACAAGACGGAGGACGAATGATGTATGTAGGTATCGGACCAGAGAAAGACACGGTAGTAACAGAAGACCAGGCGTTTGAATATGCACTGGAGAGATGCTTGCATGGAACACCAGATGACCAAAAAGAATTTAAAGAAATGCTGGTGGAATGGTTTTACTCCGGGAGTTGGGTAAAGGAAGAAAGCGAGGAAACCTATGCTTAAAAGCTATGAAGAAATGAGGAAAGTAGATGTAAAACCATACCTCGAAAAAAGAGATGGTATGGACTATTTAAACTGGGCAATGTGCATTGATTTATTACATAAAAATGGGGCTGAAAATGTTTATTTTACTCCGATTCCAGACCCAGAAACAGGAAGTAGCCTAAGGATGACAAAAGCGGTGTTTAAAGATAAAAACGGAGTTGAAAATAGATGTTACGAGACCAGAATCCGTGTTGTGATAGATGATCAAGTGTACGAGATGCAAACACCTGTGATGAATGGGGCAAACCCTGTAAAAGACAACTCTATGAGTCAGCAAAGAGTCTGGAACAGCATGTGCAGGGCGTTTGTGAAGTGCGTAGCAATACATACCGGCTTAGGGTTCGATTTGTGGCTTAAAGAGGAATACAACAAGATGTATGCTCAAATACCGGAAACGGGGGAAAACAGAGCGTCTGAAGCGAAAATCAAGACTCTCAAGAATCTATGCGTATCTCACGGTATCAATCTTGAACGCTGGTTGAGAGAAAACAATAGGACTGAGCAGACACTTACCGAGACAGAAGCTGCAACAATGTTAAGCACAATAAAAAGGACTTACGGTGATGATTGATGAAATTCACAGGAAAATTAAAAGGCCGTTTGATAGATTGCCACACCATCCTATTCAAATCCGAAGAGGACTTCCGACAAGCCTATGATGAGTTGAAAGATTATGAGAAATTAACGCTTGAAATAAAGCCATACAGAGCAAAGAGAAGCCTTGACGCGAACTCTTATTTGTGGGTGTTACTCGATAAATTAGCGGAAAAGTTGGACATCACTAGGTGGCAAGCGTACCTAAATGAATTAAAATCCCACGGTGCTTTTGAGTACATACCGCTCCGGGAAAAAGACATCTATCTGGCACAGTCAGTGTTCCGGATTGCGATAGATCGTGGAGCACAGGAAGTAAAAGACCTAAAAGGGAGAACTGAAACATTACACACTCTGCAATGCTACAAAGGGTCAAGCAAGTATAACACAAAAGAAATGAGCAGACTCATCAAAGGCGTGTTGGAAGATTGCAGAGAGGTTGGAATACCAGATGCAGACCTTTTGACCCCAGATGAAAAAGAAGAGCTTAGACAAAAATGGGGGATTGAACTGTGAGTATTGATTACAGTGACATGGCATTCCCAAAGCCGAAGCGAAAGAAAAAGAAAAAAGGTCATCAAAGAGCATCCGGCAGACCAAAGAAGCTGTGGAGCATATTTACAGAAGATATGGATCACTGCATGTACACCGGAGTTTACGGAGTGGAGAGGCATCATGTTTTTAGTCACACATCGAAAGAAATTGAACTTTCGGAGGACTACGGCTTCATTGCCCCGTTGAGACCAGACCTACATCCAAACGGAACGAAAGCGGGGAAGAATGCAGCGAAAGTTGACCGACACTTAAGAAAACGCTGCAAGGAGTATTATTTGCAGCACTATGGAACAGAAGAGCAGTTCCGACAAGAATTTCACTATGTTAGCAAAGGGTAACCTTTCGCTATAAATTGTAACCCGTTCATGGCTGCACAGTACGTCACAAATACCTTAAGTAAGCCAGATTCATTGTCTCCCGGTAATTCCGGGAGCAGAAAGGAGAATAAATGGTAATTACAATTCCGGGCAAACCGGTTGGAAAAGCAAGACCGAGATTCCGCAGAGCCGGATTTAAAGTCATTACATATACGCCACCAGAAAATAAAAAGTACGAAAAGGAAGTTGCAAGGATTTACAAGCAGAGTATAGGCGTGCTTTACACGGACATCCCTCTGAGAGTCCGAATTTTAGCGAAATTTCCGATTCCAGAGAGCTGGTCTAAGAAGAATAAGGAGAAAGCTTTAAAAGGCGAAATAATGCCAAATAAAAAGCCAGACTTAGATAATATCGCAAAAATCATTTTGGATGGACTGAATGGAGTCGCATATACGGATGATAAGCAGGTGACCAGTATGGAAATCGAAAAAGTGTATTCTGATGAGCCTTGCGTGGTGGTCTATATTGCGGAGGATGAGTAATGGCAGAAGTGAAGTGGATAAAGATAGCAACGGATATCTTTGATGATGAAAAGATATTGCTGATAGAGGGTTTGCCAGATGCTTATGCAATTATAACAGTCTGGTTCAAGTTGTTATGTCTTGCCGGGAAGAAAAATAACGGTGGTGTATTCCTGATGAATGACAAGATTCCTTACACAGACAAGATGCTGGCAACAATCTTTAGAATGAATGAATCCACTGTAAAGTTGGCTTTGAATGCGTTTGAGCAATTCAAAATGATTGAGATAGTGGAGGGAATAATCACGATCCCGAACTGGAACAAGCACCAGACATTGGATGCTTATGAACGAAAAAAGGAGCGTGACAGGCTGTACCAAGAGGAAAGAAGAGCCAAACAGAGAGCTTTGATCGAAAAATCGTCTGACAAGTCGTCTGAAAGAACGTCTGACGTCGCTGTTTCAGATATAGATAAAGAAGAAGATAAAGAAAAAGATAATAATATATATGTCCCGTACAAAGAGATTATAGCTTACCTGAATGAAAAGACAGGCAAGAAACTAAGATGGGATGTTAAGAGTAACCAGAAGGAAATAAAAGCCAGATTCAATGAAGGATACACTCTGGATGACTTTAAGACGGTGATTGATAAAAAATACCATGAGTGGGGCAGAAAGCCGACAAAAGAGGAATTACAGCGCGGCATTAAGGATATGAGGATATATCTAAGACCAAAAACCCTGTTCGGCGGTAATTTTGATGATTATCTTAACCAAGAGCAGACGGAAAAAATGCCAGCAAAACCGCCAGTAAGCAGAAACTTAAATAACTTCGAACGCAGAGGATACGACATGGACTCTCTGGAAGAGCAGCTGTTGAATTCGAATTAAGGAGGAACTATGGAACCGAAGAAAGTAATAATAAATTACGCTCTGCTCTGCAAGGAACTAGAAAAGCAGGGCAAGACGAAAGAGAAATTCTCGGCAGAACTCGGGAGAAGCAAGTCTTTTGTCTGCAATATGGCAAAGAATCCGGAACAGACAGAAGATTTTGAAAGAACCATGTGCTTGCTCCTGGGGCTTGAGCCGGGAAGTCTGGTAAAAGAACCGGAGAAGAAAGGAATGACTGCGGCGCAGGCGCTTACAGTAATCAGAGATGAGATTTTAGAGAACCGCAGAATCATGCAGGAGAATTTTGAGAAGATCTGGAATAAAATGAACACCAATACCGTCCAACTGGAAAAGATCAAGGACAAGGTCAATATGATGTCAAAGACCGACTACGACAAAGCATTAGAGTGGCTGCAAGACAAGATGGAAGGTGGACGCTATGACGGAGCGAAGCTGCTCATGGAGTCAGATGCAGCGGGAATCAAACGGTCAGATGTTATGAAAGCAAGAAACGAATTAAAAATAAAGATACAGACAACCGGATATGGAAAGAACGCGAAAGCATGGTGGAGCTTAGAAAGGGAGTAAACATGAACAGAAAAAGATACGGCTTTAGAGTCTACAGGAAACAGCCTACCGGATTGAGACACGGAAATATGGATTTGTTTACGCGCGGCAGTACAAAGCGGAAGAGAAAGAACAGGGTGAGAGGGAAATGAGTAGACCAGGACACTTTCTGGATCCCTACAAGTTCCAGATCGAAGAGATGGTAAATCTCGGATGCACGGATGAGCATATCTGCAGAGTACTTGAGGATATTACTGGAAAAGAAGTGAAAAAGAGGGTAATAGCAAACAAGAGGATGTGGTTAAGAAAAATGGAAAATAAAAGAAAACAATACGAACCGTACAAGGGAGAAATTAAGTGCATGATCGAATACGGACTTACGATCCAGAACATCTATGCAGCAATAAGCGAAGAGAGCGGAATCGATGCGAGTATTGAAACGTTTAAAAACTTTTTAAAAGACAATGATATGCTGCCTGAGTCAAAGAAACAGGAAACTTCGGTTAAGGATATCTTTGGAACAATCGCAAATTACATGGAGTTTCACGAGGGCTGGGTGCGGACAAGTTGCCGACTCAACAGGGCGGTATCGAATCCAAACCGGATATTAATGCGGAGGTATTTACAGTAGGCTATGAAAAAAAGAAAGAGAATCCGAAGAAAAATGAAGTACATATCTGTTCTTCCTGCGGACGGGAAATTATCGGAGATTTTGAGTATGTAAAGACAAAGAGAGGGACGGAATTGTATTTCTGCAAAGATATGAGGTGTAGGAGGAATGACTAATGGCGAAAACAGAAGAAACATGGATGGATGGGATCACAACGGAAATGATGGAGCATATCTGCGACAACCTGTGCAAGTATCCAGATCAGTTAAACGGAGAGCAACTGGAAGATAAATGCGCAGAGTGTAAGATGGGACGGTTTGTGCGCGATATTTTGAACCAATATAACAAGGTGAATGATTTTACAAACAGCCAGTGTGCGAAGCTGTTGGAGCAGATGCACGAGCTGAAAGAGCGTGATACGGCGAAGAAACCAACGTATGAAGGGGACGGATATGCGCCAGACGGAACATTTGTATGGGATGAATGGTTATGCCCGAACTGTGGAGCAAGGTATGAAGTAGATTACGATGAATATGATCACTGCCCGAATTGCGGACAGAGGATAGATTTGAGAAAGGAATAATCATGATGGGAAGATGTAAATTAACAAGTATATGCGGACACGATTATTGCTGCATAGAATGTCCGGACAACGATATTTGTAATATACAGTGTGCAGATAAGGACATGTATGAGTATTGTGTGGAGTGTCCGGAATATGAGGAGGTGGAGTGATGATTTTATTTTGCCCTGATTTAACGGGAAAAGAAGAGGTAAAAGCAATGTTTATTGGGAATGGAGATTTTGTCAGACCAGTGTTACATCCGTGCATTAAAGAGAAATGCATAGCGTACAAGGATGGAAAGTGCCTGAAATACGACAATGAAGTGGAGAGGGAAAATGAATATACCGGAGAAAATCGTGGAAGAAATCGAATCCACGAAAAATGACGCCTACGAAACCTTGAAGGAAGAAAAGAAAAGACACGGAGCAAGCAAAACAGCAGAAGAACTGGAAAGCTATATTTATGGGCTGACTTGTGCAGTAGATGTCGTAGAGAAGTATGTGGATAAGGAGGAATAACATAACATGGAAGAATTGAAGAAATGTCCATTTTGTGGTTCCAACAGAGGGTATTACCAGATTGAAAGAGTACATAGGGCGTTGCTGTTTGATTTTGACGGCGAACCGATCGGAGGAACAGAAGATGTTACAGATTATGCAGGACGCAGGAAACAGTGTATCGATTGTGGCAAGATACTCCCGAGGAAACTGTTTGAGGAAGTGATGGAAAAGTAAATTATTATTCCAAATTTCAGAAGAGCATTTGGAAAAATATTTTGAACTGTTGGAGGTGGAGCGATGAAAAAATATGATATTTTAATTGCAAAATTGTATGCGTGCTGTGGAAATTAGGAAGAGTTTCCGCGTGAGCCGATTACCATTGATACTAATAAAATGAGCGAGTTATTGGAAGGTGTATTTATAGAAGCGGGATTGTTGGAGGTAGAGTGATGAAAACAATAATTTACACAGTAGATGACGAAGAACCAGATTGCAATAGATGCGATCATTGTTGCGGCGAAGATTATTATTGTATCAAACAATGTGGAGCAGAACATGGATGGAATGGATACGAAAGGTTAGAGAGAATTGAAAGTGATGAGGAGTAACCATGTGGAAAATATCAACGATATCCAAAAAAGAATTATCCTGAGATGGATTTAATGGATAAAATCGAGGAACTAGAGTTGTTGGAGGCGTAGTAATGAAAAAAGAGTGCATTAAATGCAAATATTATAAAAACTACTATAAATCAACAGAATGTTATTGCGAAAAAGGTTATTGTGTTATGGATAAGAAAAATAGGAGACGAAATAAATGAACGTACTAGAGAAGATCTTGGAAGAGATTGAAGATCATGCGATAGAGTTTGAATCATTCGGAATGTGTGATGATTATGTGAGTATTAGATGGATAAAAGAAATCATTCGTTCCCACATGGACGAAGTCCAGAAGTGCGGAGAATGCAGCCGAAGAAAATGGTATCAGAAAGGATATGAAGACAGCAAGAAAGACAATGACTGGATTCCTTACTCAGTACAAAATATGCCTAAGAAAGAAGATGTATATCTTGTAACGTGTGACGATGAAGAATATCCGGTAAAGAGAATGAGATTTAAAGAGGATTTATGGTACTGGACTTACGGGATATATGACGGAAGAATTTTGGCGTATCAGTCGTTACCAGAACCATACAAGGAGGAATAACATGGACATTTTAATCACAATCGCATTCCTAGCCCTGTATTACATCCTGGGGCTTGGAACAGTGATTGCCCTAAAGACAGGATTGGAAGAGGATGTAAAACTAGAAGGTGCGGATTACCTGATGGCTGCGGGATTCCCGATACTGCTATTTGTGGTGTTTTTGGATTGGATAGCTCGAAAGATAGTGAGGTAAGAAAATATGAAAAAATTTAATTGGGATGAATTTAAAAATAAAGACAACAAGATTGCGGTGCATTGTAAGACCGAGGAAGAAGCGAAAGATTTTTGCAAGAGAATGCATGAGCATGGGATGAAGTGGTGTTCAGGCAAAAGCTACCTGAAAGAGATAAATTACGAATCCTGCGAAGAAGAAACATGTTATATCAAAGGAGAGTTTTCGCCGTATCAGTACTATAAAAGCAATGGGTATGAAATCTTAGAATGGAGTGATTACACGAACAAAGAATTTACGAAAGCAGATTTGAGAGATGGGATGGTAGTGAAACATCGAAATGGTGACAAGAAAATGGTGATAAGCGAAGCATTAATCGGAGAAGATGGATATTCGGATCGAAACTGCTTTCGAGAAGATTTGACAGACAGATATTTTAAAGATCTCGATATTGTTGGTGTCTACGCAATCAAAGAATATAGCAACTTTGCAGATATGCTTTCGGACTATAATTTAGAACTCATCTGGGAGCGCAAAGAACCAAAGAAAATGACTGTGGAGGAAATGCGGAAGAAGTTGGAAGAGTTGACCGGGGAGCAGATTGAGGTGACGGCATGACCAGAGAGAGCATGAAACACAGAAGGGAGAAGAAAAAATGCTAATTGAAGATAAAGTACAGATAGAAGCAGTGAAAACAAGATCGTATATGATGGGTGAGATAGATGGAAAAGTGATGATTACGCAAGGTAGATATATTGTATTTGTGAAGAAAGAAGATTTCTTGCTCGACATAGATAAGCAGAAGAAATTGCCAGAAGATGGGGTGAAACATTTTTCCACAGAAAATATTCAGAGCCAAATGAGGGCGGCCAAGTTGTCAAACAGAATGCTTACAACTGGCAAAAGCATTCTGAGAGCAATAAGAGACGAGACAACAGGGGGATACGCTTGGTTTGATAATAAATATTTGAAAATGTTCGACGGATGCACGCCAAATCTTATTAAACACCCAGGAAACTCTGAATACTACAATGCCGTGTTTACACGCTACGGAGAAATAATAGGCATCATACTTCCTGTGAGGGTGAGTGAATGGTGATAATAAGCTAGATGCAGAAAGGAGACAGCGGACATCATGAAGAAAATAGAAGCATACACTATGGCAACGAAAAAGCCCTGTGAGACAGCTTTAAAGCAAAAGGGGCATAAAGCCTTTGCCTGTGACTTTAAAGGCGGCGAGAGGGCGAATAAGGATACTGTGGACTACATAGCAGAGAAATACAACATAAAAGAGCGGATTCCGGGAGGTGATTGAGTTGGACAAGAAAACACTGAAAAAGTATAAGCCAAACAAAGATAGACTTATCCGGATTGAGAACCAGATACAAGAACTCTGCGAACGGGAACCAACTGTTGTTATGGGGAAAGTAACAGGATCCAGTGCAAATTTCCCGTACACCGAAGTGAGAACATCCGTACAAATGTATGATCCTTACGAAGAAGAGAATGTAAGACGGCAGATCAGAAGGAAAGAAGCGGATAGGTTACTGATTCTGAAGGAGCAGAAAGAAGTTGAAGACTACATAAACGGGATTGATGATCCGGAGATTAAAGAGATATTTGAGTTGGCATTTGTGGAAGGTAAGAAGCAGCAAGAGGTTGCAGACATCATTGGATATAGCAGAGGAAGAATTTCACAAATAATTAGCGAATATCTGAAAGATTAACACAATTAACATTTTGCTTATGATATAATTATTCTAGAACGATTATATATTGTTCTAAAACAATCTTTCCAAACATTCGGAACACCGCCGGACTTTCCCCTTTTCTTGTCTGGCGGTGTTTTTATGCGGAGTATAGCATCAGTGGTAGACGCGCAGGGTCGCGCCCTGTGTCCTTGGTTCGATTCCAAGTGCTCCGCTTTGTGATGTGAGTATACAGGCTGCACAGCTGAGGTCTGTTCTGGGGAGTGCACACCGGCTTTACATCACAAATGGTACCAAAACGCAGATATCCGCAGATCTGCAAAACAAACAAAAATAGATTCAGCAATCTATATTTAGTGTCAGTACCCGAGTGCGGATAGGGTAAAGGATGTCGATAAAGGGCATCCTACGGGTGTATAGCTCAGTTGGTAGAGCAATCGGCTGTTAACCGATGTGTCGCAGGTTCGAGTCCTGCTATACCCGTTGTGGACTACTGCAAGGTTCCTCCTTTTTCTTATAAATTTTGATTGTGTACTTGGTTATTTTGGTTTTTTGCTGGCATTTGTAATTTTCATAGCAGTAGTCCTAAATTCTTGGCATCCAGAGATGGGTGCTTTTATTATGTTTTAAAGGAGTAAAACATGGGTATTATCAAAAGAATGTTATGCAAGCATGACAAGACAGAGTATGTCAGCACAGATCTTGTAAGACAGAATGATGGCAGCTTTATCACGAAGCACACGTGGAGATGTGAGAACTGTGGGGAACTGATTGAAGGGAAGAAACATGGGAAAGTTTTACGAAAGTCGAAAGTGGAAAAAGAAAAGAGAAAGCATACTAAGGCGTGACGCATACCAGTGTCAGGAGTCTAAGAGATATGGCAAGTATGCAGAAGCAACGACAGCACACCATATCTATCCACTGGAAGAGTATCCGGAGCTTGCGCTTGCGGACTGGAATCTCATCAGTATGTCTACAGCGCAACATGACCGGATGCACGACAGGAAGACGGACAAGGTAACAAGCCTTGGAATGTACTGGCAGAGGAAAAGGAGAAGGGAGTTTGAAGCATGGAAGAAATCAAGATGTATGCAATCCGATGGAAAGGGAAAGCAAGTGACTACGGATACGAAGTGATGAACGTAATCGAGAAGATTGTCAAGACGTGCATGGAGTGTTGCGAAGGAGATATATACACCAGATACAGTATCAGCGGTGGACTCAAATTTGAAACAGTGAAAATAAATATAGTTACATTGGGCAAAGAAAAGGCAGACAGCATGGTCGAATGGTTTAAAGATAGAGTCGGAATGGAAATGGAAGTCAAAGAGATCCGGATATCCCCCCTCCCTTTTGAAGATTAAAAATGTCTCAGGAGAATCGGGAGAGAGGACTCTTTCCAATAGCGCGAGATTCTGAAAATAAATTTTCCGGCAGATAGGGAGGTGAGAATAGGTGGCAAGATACATACCGCAAAGGCAAACAATTATTGACAGAACAGTTAAATACATGAAAGAGCTCGGAACCTACAAAGTGCAGTACAAACAGGTAATTGAGATCTATGCAGATATGATTTACCAGTACAATGTGCTGAGCAAAAAGTTCGAAGAATCTGAATACGAAGTGATTCTGGATACAGAGAAAAGTGGGGGTAAAAAAAGCCCTATTCTCGTGAGTCTTGAAAACCTCCGAAAAGATATCGGAACGTATTCTGACAGACTGATGTTAAATGCAAAAACGTACAATGCGGAGATTGAACAGCCGAAAAAAGAGAAATCTGCATTTGCATTATTACTGGAAAAACAACAGGGGAAGTAAATGGACTTATCCCATATTAACAGTCCGCATTTCGATACGGCTGTTCGCTATGCGGAGGATATTGCAAATAAAAGGATACTTGCAAATGAGGATCGAGTTCTTGCGTGCAGGAGATTTCTGACAGACCTTGAAAGAGATGATTTGGATTTTCGTAGCGATCAATTTGATTTTGTGATCGATTTGATTGAGGGGACTATCCACCATGTACAGGGCGAGGACAAGAACGGAGTGAGTTTTAAAGGAACTCCGATGTTATTGACTGACTGGCAGAAATTTGTATGCGTGAATCTGTTTGGATTCTTTCGAAAAGGAACAGACATTAGGCGTTTCAATGAAGCGCTTATTTTTTTACCGAGAAAACAGGGAAAAACATCCTTTAGTGCTGCGCTTGCTGATGCAAAGAGTATTTTGGATAGATGTTCCGGAGCAAAGACATACATCGTAGCAAACTCTGTAAAGCAGACAATGGAGAGTTTTGGATTTTTGGTAGATAACGTTGAGACTTTACGAGGAGATGTTGATAAGCTGAGAATCCGAAACAACAATCAGGAACACTCCATCCGTATTGATTTTGGAGATGGTACTGCAGAAATGTATGCGATCGCCAACCAAGAAGATAAGCTTGACTCCTTAAACTGTAACTGCCTGATTCTGGACGAGCTGCATTCCTGGAAGAGAGCAGCGGCAAAGAAATACATACTGATGAAAAATGCTATGAAAGCGTATAGAAACAAGCTTTTGATTGGTATTTCTACGGCTGGTGATATTCCAGATGGTTTTTTAGCAAATAGGTTAAATACGTTACATGGAGTTTTGGATGGAACAAATACAGAAAAGGCGTATGACTCCTATTTTATTTTTATTTGCAAAGCAGATCAGGACAAAGAGGGCAATGTTTTAAACAGCAAAGGCGAGATTACGACATTGGATGATCCGGAAGTATTACAGATGTGCACGCCATCAATCGGAGTTACTGTTACAGTAGAAGACCTTATGGATGATGCGGCGCAGGCAATGAATGAGCCGCAGCTGAGAGCAGAGTATTTAAACAAAACACTGAACATCTTTACGAATGCTTTAAATGCTTATTTTGATATCAACGAATTCAGATCATCTGACGATGAATATAACTGGTCATTGGAAGAGTTGGCAAAACTGCCGATCACATGGTATGGCGGAGCTGACTTATCAAAACTTCACGATCTGACAGCAGGAGCTATTTATGGAACATACAGAGATGTGGATATCTGCATCACACACGCTTTCTTTCCGAGAGCTGCAGCAATTAAAAAAGGTGACGAGGATGGAATACCACTATTTGGTTGGGAAGAGGATGGATGGCTGACGATGAGTAATACAGCTACGGTGCTTCCCGATGACATTGTGAATTGGTTTATCTCCATGAAAAAGATGGGATTCAAAATCAAAATTGTTGGATTCGACAAGAAGTTTGGACGTGAATTTTTCCTGAAAATGAAAAAAGCAGGATTTAAGATTCAAGATCAGCCACAGTATTTTTACGTGAAGTCTGAGGGATTCCGGCATATCGAGGTAAAAGTAAAGAATAAGAAATTCTATTATCTACATTCGGATGCTTTCGAGTACTGCGTACAGAATGTAAGAGCAATCGAAAAGGTGGATGACATGATCCAATACGAGAAAGTAGATGGAGACGGTGGAGTAAGACGAATTGACTTATTCGATGCAGGGGTCTTTTCGTGCTGTCAGATGTTGGCTGACATGGCACTTGGAAACGCAGCAAATAAATGGTTAAAGAGAGAGTAGGAGAAAGAATGGGCATGAAAACTGAATGCGAAATCCTTTATTTATGCGATGGGAAAAGATGCGAGAAATGTAGTGGAGATTGCAAACATACGACTGATATATATCATGCTAAAAATAAGGATGATTTTATTGACAGAAAATATACTTGCCTTGGAAGAGCTGAAAACGGGAGACTGATTTTTGCAGAAGACGAAGAATAGGAGGCTGAAATGGCAAAGAAAAAGAAGCAGAAGAGTATCAGATCAGAACCACAGAATAAAGTATTTGTGTATCAGGGAGCTACGTTCTCTGATTTTTTATTGCCTTCCGGGTACACAACGCTGGCGCAGAACCCGGAAATTCGGGCGGCGTGTCAGAAAATTGCGGATCTGGTTTCCGGTATGACAATTCACCTGATGGAGAATGGCCCGCATGGAGACATCCGGATTAAGAATGAGCTATCACGGAAGATTGACATTAATCCGTATTCGCTGATGACGAGAAAAGCGTGGGTTTACAACATTGTTTACTCAATGCTCTTGCCGGGTGACGGGAACGCAGTTGTGCTCCCGGTGATGAGGGATGGTTATATTGATGAATTAATTCCATTAAAGCCGTCCATGACAAGTTTTGAAGAGACGCTGACGGGATATAAGATCATTTACGGCAGTAAAGAATATGATCCGAGCGAAGTGCTGCACTTTGCAATCAACCCGAATCCGGAGTATCCGTGGAAGGGTACGGGCTACAGGCTTGCTTTGAAGGATATTGCATCGAATTTGAAACAGGCAAATGCAACAAAGAAATCTTTTATGAGCGGACAGTATATGCCAAACGTCATTGTGAAGGTGGATGCAATGTCGGAAGATTTTGCAAGCGAAGCCGGAAGAAAGCAAATTAAAGAAAAATATTTGAAAGAATCGAAACCGGGTGAGCCGTGGATCATACCTGCGGAATTACTGGAGGTATCCGAGGTAAAACCACTATCCCTTAAGGATATCGCAATAAATGAATCGGTCGAGATTGACAAGAGGACGGTAGCATCCCTGTTGGATGTGCCGCCTTTTTTTCTTGGGGTCGGAAGTTTTAACAAAGATGAATACAACAACTTTGTCCGTACGCGGGTGAAGTCGATTGCGGACGTATTCCAGCAGACACTTACGAAAGGTTTGATTCAGAGCCCGCATTGGTACTTTAAATGCAACTCGAAAAGCCTGATGGCTTATGACACCAAGGAGCTTGCGGAAATCGGAATGAACCTATATATCCGAGGGATCTACACAGGAAATGATGTACTGAATCTGATTGGTGACTCTCCGAAGGACGGATTGAATGATCTGATTATCCTTGAAAACTTTATTCCGCAGGGGATGATCGGGGAGCAGAAAAAGCTAAGAGGAGGTGATGAATAGTGGAACGAAAGAAGGAAAACCTGACCAGATCGTGGAAAGCAGAATTTGAAACAAGAGAAGCGGAAGACGGAAAGAAAACAATTTCCGGACACTTCGCTGTTTTTAATTCCGAAACAGAGTTGTGGCCGGGAGCTTATGAAGAGATTGCACCAGAAGCATTTGCGAACACCATGAGCAACGACATCCGTGCTCTGACAAACCATGATGACACACTTGTACTTGGACGAACAAAAGTCGGAACTTTACATCTGAGAACCGATACAAGAGGTCTATGGGGCGAGATCGATATTAACGAAAACGACACAGACGCCATGAACCTATATGAGAGGGTAAAACGTGGAGATGTGGATCAGTGCTCGTTCGGTTTTAACATCGTGCGTGAGGAAACGGACTGGAGAGATGATGGCACTGTGAAATGGACAATACGAGAAGTTGATCTGCACGAAGTGTCTGTATGCACATTCCCGGCTTATGAAGATACGGGCGTACAGGCGAGACATGCACAGGTGCAGCAGCACAGAGAGAAACAAGTAGAACAGTGGAGAAACAACGCTATTAAAAGACTGAAAGGAGAAAAGTAATGGCTTTAAGACAGTTGATGCTTGCGAAACAGATCGCAGACAAAGAAAAGGAACTGGAAGAAATGCGTGGAAAAGACGCAGATTTTGAAACAAGAGAAAAGGAACTGGAAACATCGATCAGTGAAGCGAACACCGAAGAGGAAAGAGGTGTTGTTGATGGAGAGATCGAGAAGTTCGAGCAGGAGAGAGATGCTCACAACGAAAGAAAAAGTGAATTAGAGATGAAATTATCTGAACTTCGCGAGCAGATGAAGGAGTATGAAAAAACACCGGAAAGAAGGGAGAAGAAAAAAGACATGGGTAGAAGAAATGAAGAAGAAATTGAAGAAATGAGAAGTGCGATTAACTCATTTGTAAAATCAAAAGGGCAGGTGAGAGAAGGGGGCTTTAAAGAAGTAGATGCAGGAATCCTGATCCCGGTAGAAATGCTGGCTGTTCAGAAAAAGCCGGAAGATGTAGTGGATCTGGGAAATTACGTGAAGAATGTAAGCGTAAACAGTTCATCTGGAAAATATCCAGTAATTGCGAAATCTGGAAGTAAAATGTCTACTGTTGAAGAACTGGAACAGAACCCAGAGCTTTCCAAACCAAAAATCTCAAATATCGACTATAGCATCGCAACAAGAAGAGGATATATTCCGATTTCTCAGGAGGCTATTGATGATGCTGACTATGATGTAACAGGTCTGATCCGGGATGAAATCAATGACCAGTCCAGAAATACAAGAAATACAGATATCGCAACTGTATTAAAGAGTGCAACAGCGAAAAGTGTTACAGGTCTGGATGGACTGAAAGACTTGGTGAACAAAGAAATCAAGAAAGTGTATCCTGTGAAATTCATCATTTCAGCTTCCTTGTATGCCGAGCTGGACAAGCTGAAAGACAAGAATGGAAGATATCTGTTGCAGGATTCCATCACTTCCTCAAGCGGAAAAATGCTGTTTGGCAGAGAGGTAGTCGTTCTGGACGATGATATGATCGCAGGAGATGGAGAACTGAAAGGTTTTGTCGGTGATCCGAAATCATTCTGCGCATTCTTTGACCGCAAACAGACAAGCGTTGAATGGGTAGATAACCAGATTTACGGTAAACTACTTGCCGGTATTGTGAGATATGATGTGAAGAAAACGGATACAGACGCCGGATTCTACATTACATACACACCGGGGGAATAATTCCCTCTGACAATGTAGCCTTAGTTGGCAGAGGGAAAGTCGGAAAGGCAAAAGTAGGAAAAGCAAAATAGGAGGTATGAGTTATGGCATATACACCAACGACATGGAATAATGATGACGTTATTACAGCAGAGAAACTGAATAAGTTAGAGCAGGGCGTGAAGAATGAGCAGGTTGGACCAGCAGGACCAGCAGGAGCAGTAGGACCGAAAGGCGAAAAAGGCGATCCAGGAGTAGCAGGACCGAAAGGAGACAAGGGAGATCCGGGCGCACAGGGACCTGCGGGACCAAGTTACACTCTTCCAGCAGCAAGCAAAACAACACTGGGCGGTGTGAAACAGGCTGCGCTTGTAGCAGAAGCGGCAGGAGAGAATGTGACAAAGGCAGAATTCAAAGCACTTCTTGACGCATTAAAGGCAGCTGGACAGATGGCAAGTAAATAGAGGGAAACGCTATGAGAGCGATTGTGTTTCAATTGTTAAAAGACAGGGTTGGGATCTCTACAAATAGTAGGGATCCTGTTCTTTATGCGATCATAGATGGTATTCTTGACGAATGCGAAAATGTATACGGCGTTCGTATTACGGAAGAGAGATATGACCACATCCTGCTTGTGCTGGATTGGGCTACGTGGAAGTACAATCATCCAGAAGATGGGGTGATTCCAAGAAGTATCCGGTTTCGGTTGAACAATCTGATGATTAAGGCGGTGCAAAATGAATCGAACATGGGATGAAAAAGTGGTATTGATATCTTCCAACGGGTATGAAGAGGATGAGATCGGTCAGCAAGTACCGATTGAAACGGAACAGGAGATCTGGTGTTGCAAAGAGCAAGTGTCCAGAAATGAGTTCTACCTTGCTGGGCAGAACAACATGGAAATTTCAGAAATTTTGATCGTGCATCCTTATGAATATGAAGGACAGAGGTATATCCGATTCCACGGAAAGAAACTGAAAGTGGTAAAAACGTATCAGATCAGCGCAGAAGAACTGGAATTGACCTGTACGGAAAGGATTGAAAAATGAGCGAAAGCATAAGTGCTGACAAACTCGCAAGAGAAATTATGCGGCAGATGAAAGAATATACAGAGGAAGTAAAGGAAACAACCGCTGATGTCGCGATGAATGTATCGGAGAAAGCTGTGAGAATGCTCAAAGCAGAAAGTCCAAAAAGTAAAAATGGCGGAACTTATGCGAAAAACTGGACAAGAACAACAGGTAGAAGCGGAATCACGGTATACAATAAAGATCCGACATATCGACTGACACATTTGCTGGAAAAAGGACATCAATTAAAGCGTGGCGGTAGGAAGATAGGACAAGTACAGGCATATCCACATATTGAAGAAGTGGAGCAAAAATGCGTGAAAGAATATGTAGAAGAATTGGAAAGGAGACTGTGAAATGACATTGCCAGAATTAAAAGACAAGTTAAAAACGCTAGATCTTCCAATTGCGTATCGTTGTTTTGCAGTCGGTCAAGTACCAGAATTACCGTACATCGTATACTATGTGGACGAGGATATCGGATTTTATGCGGATGACACCGTGTATTACGAGGGATACGCCGTCACGATTGAGGTATACACAGATCAGAAAGACTTGCAGTTGGAAGAAAAAGTAAAGGAACTATTAAATGAGAATGAACTCCCGTATGAATCGTACGAGAGTTTTTTAGATTCTGAAAATATGTATTTGAAAGCATATGAAATTGAAATATAGGAGGTAAAGAACATGGCAGGAGCAACAAGAGCTGTGCAGGCAGGAAAAGAAAACAAAGTAGAATTTGGCTTAAGAAACTGTTATTACGCTGTTGTCACAGTGGATGAGAGTGGAAGAATCACGTACGGTGCACCGAAGAAATTGCCGGGTGCGGTAAGCATCACATTCGACAAGAGTGGTGATCTGATCCGATTTAAAGCTGATGACATTGATTATTACACAAACGCAAACAATCAGGGATACGAAGGTACTCTGACGCTTGCGAGAGTTCCAGAAGATTTCCGCACAGAAGTGTTAAAAGAGGAGAAAACAGAAAAAGGAGTGATTCTCGAAAACTCTGACGCACAGGTAGCGAATATCGCACTGATGTTTGAATTTCAGGGAGATGCCAAGGCAACTAGACACCTCTTTTATTACTGCTCTGTAAACAGACCATCTGTCGGAAGTACAACAAAAGACAGTGGAGAACCGAACACAACAGAACTTTCGCTTGTGGCAAGTCCGAGACCGACAGACAACTTAGTTAAAGCATCCACAGCAGCAGGAGTTGATGAAGCAACATATAACTCTTGGTATACAACAGTATATGAAAAATCGGGGGAATAGCACCCCCTGAAGACCTCGCCTTGGTAGGCAGGGGGAAGGTTGGAAAGGCAAAAGTAGGTAAAGCGAAATAAAGGGCGGAGCGATCTGCCCAAATAGAAAAAGTGGAGGATGTTATGGAAAAAACAATTTACATTGACGAAAAACAAGTGAAATTAAAATCAACAGCAGCGTTGCCGAAGAGATATAAAGCGCAGTTTGGAAGAGATTATTTTGCAGACCTGATGAAAGTAGCGAAAGTGTTTGGAAAAGGAACGAAAAGGAATTTTGGAATACAGGATATTTCTTTTGCTTCTCTTGACCACATGGACATGGAAGTATTTTACGACATCATCTGGACAATGGCGAAAACAGCAGACAGGACGATTCCTGATCCATTGGAGTGGTTGGATGGATTCGAAGTATTCCCGCTCAATGAAATCATGGGAGAAGTAAAGGATCTGCTTACAGACACCATGCCGACAAGTAAAAAAAAATAAGTGACAAAGATTCATCAAGCGGAGAACCGTTTACGAATGAGTCTTTTTTTTATGTTTGCCGACAGGTTGGATTAACCAGCGAAGACATGGAAGAAATGACGATCGGAGACTGTCTGGACTATGTACAAGAGTATATAGACAACCAGAAAAAAGATGAAAATCCTACTGCGAGAAAAGCAACACAGGAAGATTTTGATAATTTTTAAAGAGGTGAGAGAGTGGCAAATAAGAAAATAAAAGGAATCACAATAAAATTCGGTGCGGATACAATGGCACTCAGCAAAGCTTTGAAATCCGCGGAAGATACATCCAAAAGTCTCGGGAGCGAATTAAGCTCTGTAAATAAATTATTAAAATTTGACCCAAAGAATACACAGTTGCTTGCACAGAAACAGGAGTTATTAAGTAAACAGGTCGAAAATACCAAGGAAAAGCTGGAAGCCTTAAAGCAGGCACAGGGAGAAGTAGAAAAGAAGTTCAAATCTGGTGACATCGGAGCGGAAGAATACCGAGAATTTCAGAGGGAAATTGCGAAGACGGAACAGGATTTAAAATCTTACACCACGCAGATTAGTCGAATGGAGACTGAGCAGAAATCCCTAAAAGAAAGCACGAAGCAGTTGCAGACGCTGTTTGAAGCAACCGGAAAGTCCCTAGATGATTTTCAGGACATCCTCGGAACGAGGCTGACGAATGCCATAAAAAATGGAACGGCGAACAGTGACGATCTGACAGTAGCGCTTAACAAGATAGGAAAAGAAGCGTTTGGGGCAGAAACTGACCTGTCAAAGATGAAAGCTACATTGAATAAGGTAGATGACGGGGCGAGTATTGATGAAGTGAACAACGACCTGAACGAGATGAAGAAGAATTCAGGTGAGGCAGAAGAAGCACTGGGCGGTATCGGAAAAGGAATTGTTGCAGGAAACATGATGCAAGCCGCTGAAATCATAGCAGATGCAGGGCAGAAGATAAAAGAGTTTAGTGACAACGCAAAAGAAGCATTTAATGAGGTAGATGCCGGATCTGATGCAATCATAACAGCGACAGGTGCTACAGGGAAGCTTGCTGAAGGAATGGATAATGTCTATAAAAGCATTGCGTCCAGCCTTCCGATAGACAACCTTGAAAACATCGGAAAAGTAATTGGGGAGATGAATACGCAGTTCGGGTTCACCGATGAAAAATTACAACATGCATCTGAAAAAATGTTGAAGTTTTCGGAAATTACTGGATCCGATGTGGTAGCATCCACACAAAACGCAAAGCAGGCAATCAGCGTATTCCATATGTCGAGCGATGATCTAGACAGCGTACTTGATGATGTCGCAAAAACAGCGCAAGACACGGGCGTATCTGTAGACGATCTATTCAAAAAAGCGATCGAAGGCGCACCACAGCTACAGGAATTGGGATTGAGTTTCTCTGGATCGGTAAAGCTTCTGGGGGCATTTGAGCAAGCTGGTGTTGATGGATCTGCTGCATTAAGTAGCTTATCAAAGGCTGCGGTAGGTTATGCAAAAGACGGTAAATCACTCAGTGACGGATTGGCAGAAACGCAGGATAAAATTTTGAATGCGACTGACCAGACGGAAGCCTTAAATGCTGCTGCTGAGGTATTCGGAACAAAAGGTGCTGTGAGGATGGTAGATGCCATCCAGAGAGGTGTTCTGAACCTGAATGACCTAGGAGGCGCTGCATCAGACAGTCAAGGAACTGTGGAAACGACTTTCGAAAATACTTTAGATCCGATTGACGAAGAAACGGTTGCGCTAAATAACGCAAAGTTGGCTATGGCTGAGTTTGGTGGTGCGATTTCAGAAGCAGTAGCCCCAATCCTTGAAACACTTGTTCCTATAATTCAGAAAGTTGCAAAGTGGTTTAGCGGTCTTTCTGAAACAAGCAAGACTATTATAGTCGTAATCGGTGGGATTGCAATTGTAATTTCGCAATTACTGCCGATTCTTGCGGTTGTAGCTGGTGGAATAGCAGCGGCTGGAGGGGCAATGGCATTTTTGACAGGAGTGCTATTACCAGTAGCCGGAATTATTGCCGGAATTATTGCAGTGGTTGCAGCAGTTGTGGCAGTAATAAAAAACTGGGGAGATATCACAGACTGGCTGTCCGAAAAATGGAATGCATTTAAAGATTGGATGTCTGGATTATGGGACTCTATATCGGAAAAAATCCAGGGAGCGTGGAACGGCATTAAGGATTTCTTTGCTGATATCTGGGAGCAGATTTATAACGTAATAGAAGGACCTCTGAAATTTATCGAGGGAACGATCGGTGCGGTTATGTACGCGATTCAAGCTGTTATTTATACAGTATGGGAAGTAATTAAATTTGCATTAAAAAGCGCATGGAATTGGATAAAAGACACGGCAAGTGCTATTTTTATCCCTGTTGCGAATTTTTTTACTGATACATGGAATGGTATAAAAAACACGGCAACTGGAGTATGGAATGACATTAAGAATACACTTGGCGGAATTTGGGATTCAATCAAAGAAAAAGCTATGGATGCATTCTCGTCTGTATGGAAATTTATCAAAGACGGTTTTAACAGACTAAAGGACACGCTTGGTGGAATTGTAAAAGGAATTGCACAGGCAATCGTAAATCCGATTGGCGGAGCGGTAAACGGTGTAATACACGGTGTAAACTGGGTGCTCGACAAAGTAGGTTCTGACAAACAATTCGAAGAATGGGAGGTTCCGAAGTTCGCAAGAGGAACAGGCGGCATCCAGAAAGACACGCTTGGTATCGTGAATGACCAGAAAGGATCTACATATAAGGAAATGATCATCCCGCCAAACGGAAAACCGTTTATTCCGGAAGGGAGAGACGTAGTTCTGCCACTGGAAAAAGGGACAAAAATCATGCCAGCGAACCAGACGAAGAGTTTTCTGGAAGAACTCCCGCATTTTGCGAGCGGAATCGGTGACTTTTTTGGCGGGATCTGGGATACAGTTAAAGACTTTACCGGAAGTGTGTGGGACTATATCACTCACCCGAGCAAAATCGTGCAGATTGCAATCGATAAATTTACAGATTTGTCTGGAGCGTTTGAACCTTGGATTTCCGTTGCGAAAGGAGCGGTGAATACGGTGTTTGACAGCGTGGTCGGATTTGTAAAGGGAATTTTTGATACGCAATCGAACGTTAATTACAATCCGAGTGCCGGTGTGGAGCAGTGGAGAACGCTTGCAATAAGAGCACTGCAGATGACAGGGCAGTATTCAGAAGCAAATTTACAGAGATTGTTGTACCAGATGCAGACAGAATCCGGTGGAAACCCGAATGCAATCAACAACTGGGATATCAACGCAGTTAATGGTACTCCATCTAAAGGTTTGATGCAGGTTATTGATCCGACTTTTAGAGCTTATGCAATGCCGGGATATGACAAAAATATATACGATCCACTATCTAATATGCTTGCATCCATCCGGTACGCAGTGTCTACGTATGGAAGCCTTGCGGCTGCTTATCGTGGAGTTGGGTACGAGGATGGTATTGGAGATATCAATTTGTCCGATCTATTACCGAGTCTGCCGATGTTGGACGTGAAATGGTTTAAAGATGGTGGAATCCTTACGAAACCAGCATTATTCCAGATGCCGTCTGGAGGAATCGGTGGTGCTGCGGAAAGAGAAGCAGAAGCAATCACGCCGCTGAGATCGTTAAAAGGCTATATTAAGGAATCAATCTTGGAGATTATGGGCGAAAAGGATATTAATCTAAATATCAATCTGACAACGACGCTGGACGGAAGAGTTGTCGCACAGCAGACGGTTGGATATGCAAGACCGATGATAAAAAAGATGGATGATTTCGAGAAACTATTAGGAGGTGAGAGAGTTGGGCTTGCTTAAAGCAACATATGGAGGCGTAGAGATTCCGGTTAAGATTACAAGACTTGACCGGAACTTATCACCTTCCATCACAAATAATACAAGGAACATTGAAAATGTAAATGGAGGAGAGTTTACGCATTCCACGTACTCTCCAAAGCAGATCATGATGGAGTTCCAGATTGCAAATTCCACGGCAAGAGAATTAAGTGAATTCCGGCGTAGGATGGCAGGAATTTTATATAGTGATGAGCCGAAAAGACTGATATTTTCTGATGAACCAAGCATTTATTATGACGCAATCGTGGACGGAGAGCCGGTACTGGAAGAGGATGATATGTACAGTAGCGGATCAATCACATGGCTCATCCCAGATGGAGTGGCATACTCAACCGCAGAATTCTCCTTTGACGGAGTACAAAAAGACGGCTACCAGACAATCACCATCCAAAACAACGGTACCGAGTGGGCGGATGTGGACTACGAGATCGCACATCAGCACGAAAACGGCTTTATCGGACTGGTAAGCCAGTATGGAGTGATCCAGCTAGGCAAGCAAGAAGAGGCGGACGGAGAGAATTACGAAGCATCTGAAGAACTGTTTAACGGTTATAGCTTGTTTCAGGACGATCGCGGCACCTCTTATCAGAATCCAGAAAATACCACACAGGGAACACTTGAAGTCAAGAATGTTGCTGGATACAATGTGATGGCATTAAAAGGTGGACAAGCAACATCCGGATACTGGAACGGTGGAATGAAAACCCTTACTATCCCGGTGGACAGCGAGGGCAGACGTGGAGCGAAGAACTTTTACTGTTACACCCAGCACTGGTTCGAAACCGGCTTGATGGGGCAGACAGGAGCGCAGACAATCGCTTTTTTGACCGGAGATAACAAAGTGATCTGTGCCATGTCTATTAACAAGAGTGATTCCACGGGAAATACGGCACGTATCGAGTTGTTTGCCCC